CCTTGGGTAAGTGTCGCTGGTGGACGATTGGTTACGTCCGGTTCGTAAGGGTTGTCACCCAACTGCGTCGCGCACGCCTCGCACCAGCAGCAGGAGCTTAGTGGCGAGTTACGGCATTGTCAACCATTGTGCAACGAAAAGGCCGGCAAGTTGCCTTGCCGGCCTTTGCGCGCCCGATTGGCCACCACAACCGCCCAGGCTACCCACACTCACACGAGGACTCCACACGCAAGCAACGCACCGCGAGGATGGTTGCAGCCGAACGATACTGATCCAGCAGGCGGCGTGTCAAGAGATGGTAGTGCCGCCTTCGTTGGTAGGCGTGCCATAAAGCAGCAGATAACGCGAGCCGAAACCGGTGTAGTCGGGATCGCTGGTGCCCTGCTGGTCGACGAAGAACAGCCCCTGCGGCAGCCCGTTGTACTTGGCCGGGTTGAAGTCGGTGCGATCGAGGCACTGCCGGCCGGCGATGACCGACACACCATTGTAGACCACGTCGGCGAAGACGCCACGTGCGGTGCTGGTGATCGTGAACTGGGCTTGCTGCCCGTCCAGCGTGCAGGCGAAGGACTGCACGGCAAGGGGTTGGATGGGGATGACCTGATACGTCACAGCATCACCTGCCCGCCGTCGCCGGCGATGTCGGACACGTTCAGCACGCCACCAAGCTGCCGCGAGCTGCCCGCCGTGAAGGTGAAGTCGGCCAGCGCGCTAGCGCATAGCGGTACTTTCAGCGCCTCGGTGTTGAAGGCGCTCTGCAATGCCGACAGATTGGGCGTGCCGCCGAGGTAGCCCAGATAGTTGATGCCCTGCGTCGTGTCGAAATAGACCTCGCCGCGCCAGGCGCGAACACGAGTGGCTACGTCCTGGGCCAGCCGCATGCCGGGGCCGGTCTGCGTGCCAGGCGTCGCATCGCCTACGGTCTTGATATTCCCGTAGACATCGCAGTCCAAGTCCCATGCGATCACGTCGAGTGCGAGCGTATCCATGGTCGGATCGTATAACGACTTCCCGGCTAGGTGCAAGCCCAACCTACTTATTTCATTTCCGATTTCACGTTATCTTAACGAATGGTCACTATTTGACCATGTAGTGTGCTTGTGTAGGCTGTCTAGTGGCTAGCTAAGGACTATCTCACGAAAAGTACAGACGTACAGACGATCCCAAAGCCGTTTCTATATTAGCCCCTATTACGTAATTACGCGTTATGTATAGCCCTATTAGCCTTTTACCCTTACTACTAACTACAAATTACAAATACTTATGTAAATATAGTAAAGGGTTTGGAATCGTCTGTACGTCTGTAGTAGGCTGCCCACCGAAGTGTTGACAATCGGAGTATTTGGGCTATAAGGTAATACACCCAAACAGGAGCAAGATTATGCCCGTAGCCAATTTCGCCGATTGCATGGCAGCGGCCAAGATAGCCGTACGCGAATTCAACGCGCGGTGGAACATGAACGCCTTGCAGATCAAGCCAGTACCTGTGCGGTACTTGTTCACGACGGAAGAACTGGCCAGTCTGGAAGCCGCGCCGCGCTGGTATTCGGCAGTCGAAGCGTTCGAAGCTCTGCGCGGGCCAGTGACTGACCCTACAGACTTGACGCGGGCAGGTCGGCAGCTGTCGCTGTTGTATGCGCGCGTCGAACGTAGCCCCGGCCCGCGCAGCTACTACTGGGTCGCTCCGAACGGCGAAGAGCCGACAGCCACTGACCGTGCGCGTCTGTTAGCGCGGCGTTGACGAACCCGCGCCTCGCGGCGTAGCCTGACAATCCCACCACACACGAATCACGGGCTGCCCATGCCACTTATCCGATTCACCCTGGTCACCGCCGACAATTGTGAGATGACCAAAACCTTCGTCCGCAACGAGTTCGGTGTCGTGTCCAGCTCCGCGATCGCCCACATGACCGTCGGTCGGGCTCAGGTAGTCGAGATCGACTGCCCTACGCGACTCGCAGCTCTGCTGCCCACGCTTGGATCGAACCAGGCGATCACCTGCGGCGTGCCGCTGGCCGGCGATACGCCGCTGACTACCCGCGCTGGCGTGGATTTCAATCCGAACGCCGTCGCCCGCACCAACGAGTCGTTCCGGTTCCTGGACACACCGGCACTGTTGCCGATCGATGTCGACACCGATGCCGGCACCTACCGCAGCGTGGCCGACGTGCTGGACGCCCTGGAAGCGGCCAGCCCGTGGCTGCGGCATGTGCTGCGCGTGGCCCGGCCGTCCTCGTCGTCCTACGTCGAAGGGCGCGGCTTGCGCGGCGTGCATGTCTATCTGCCTGTCACGCGCGGTACAGACATTCCCGAACTGGGCAAGCGCCTGCAGGTCGAACAATGGGCCGCCGGGCGTGGCTTCGTGAAAGTCAGCAAGTCCGGTGCCTTGCTGGTGCGCCAGCTGTCGGATTCGCTGGTCTACCAACCCTCGCGATTGATGTTCGAAGCCGCGCCGGTACTAGCCGAAGACATCACGCGCAGGGTACCCGAGGACGCGGCATGGATCGAACGGCCCGCGCAGACCGCTGGCCGCGCCGCCAAGTACAAGACCCCGGAAGGCTGGCTGGACGCGCAGGAACTGCCGCCGGTGAAGGACATCGACCGGCGCCGCTTCGAGGTGGCCGTGCGCCAGGCCAAGGATCGGCTGCGGGTAGAGGCCAAGCAGGTAGCTCTTGCTTACCATGCAGCCAACGCAGCAGCGGCGGGTCTACCCGATGGCGAGCGCTACGGCGCACAGGCGCTGCGTGCCTTGGGCGACAAGCGTCTACCCCTATCATGGGTACTGGCCCTGGCCGGCGACGAGCTCGTGACCCCGGTGGTGGCGGTCCTGGCGGCCTTGCCCAACTACCTCGGCCGGTTCTGCGCCGATCCCTTCGACAGTTTGCGCCCCGACTTGGCCGAGCGGCACAAGACGAAAGCCGAAATCGTGAGCATGCACGGCAAACCCGGTGTGTGGTCGCACAAGCTGCAGGACTTCTTCGAGTTCGCCACCGATGCCGAGGGGGAACTGTCCACCCCGCTGGCTGTCGCGGCCGAGCGCCTGTGCGGCGTGATCGAGGAATGGCCCGATCGCAAGGACAAGAAGCGCAACAGCCTCGCCAATGTGATGTTCGCCGTGAGCCTGCTGGCCCGTGAAGCCTCGATCACCCTGACATTCGATGTCTGCCTGAGTGCCATCACCGGTGACGAACTGCCCGAAACGGGCGAATGGCTGCAGGCCGCCACGCGGCTGGGTTGTTCCTGTGTGTCCGCCGACACTTTGCGCCAGGCGATCGAGACACTGGCCAAGAGCGCACCGGTGGACCCGTGGCGCGACGCCGTGCTGCAGTTGCCTGTATGGGATGGCAAAGCGCGGCTGGATACCATTTTCGAGGATACGTTCGGCGCTTTCCCCAGTGAGGGACAGACTTATGCCGCCCGTGCGGTATTCGCCGGGCTGGTCATGCGCCAGCTGTGGCCAGGCGCGCCGGCACCGGTGGTGCCCGTGCTGATCGGTCCCCAAGGATGCGATAAGGGCCAATTCATCGCACAGGCCGCCGAGGCACTGAAGTTGCCCATGCCGGTGGAATTGACGTTCACCGACGATCGGCAGATGTCGATGAAGGCCGCACGTTCGCCACTGAACGAGCTGTGTGAAATGGCCGGGCTCGGCCGGCGCGACGCCGAGGACATCAAGAGCTGGATCACCAACACGCAGGACGTGTACCGGCGGCCCTACGAACGCAACGAGGAAGATCACCCGCGGCGTTTTGTGCTGATCGGCACGGCTAACAAGTGGGAGCTGAACCGCGACGAGACCGGCAACCGGCGCATGATGCCGATTCTGGTACAGCATGCCGCCGAGACCGGCTGGGCCGTCGAGCTGCCTCAGGTTGTCGCCGAGGCGAAACATCGTTTCTGCCAGAGCCGCGACGTGTACCTGCAGTTGATTCGCGAGGCGGCCGACGCCGTGCGCGAGTTCAACCGTCAGGCCATGTCCGCTGGCCAGGGCATGCCGGTGTCCGACCTAGACGACCTCATGCCACCCCTGCTTGAGCGTCAGCTAGCCGGCGCCGAACGCCCCCGGGTGCAATCGGCGATGATTAGGACGGCACTGGATGCGCAGGTCACCGGCCGGCGCTTCAGCGCACATGAGATTGCTCGCTGGCTCAAGTCGCGGGGTTGGGATCCGGGCACCGATGGCCGGGGTATGCGCTACTACACTGCCCCGCAATCTTTCCTTGACATCCTCGAAAGCTATGCTAAAGTTCGTGTCACTTCCAACCCCTTCGAGGCGGCATCATGAGTGACTATAAGCTCACACCCTACGATGATGCGGTGCCACCGGGCACACCGGACATGTTCACGGTCGAGGAAGCCTCGCGCTGGCTGACCTGTCCGCAGCCAGTGCCGCTGAAACTCCTGCAGCAGCTGGGCAAAGACTGCGCCATGGTGTCGCGACTGCACAAACAACCGATGGGCACCAAGCCAACACCCGACAAGCCATGGCCGCAGGAAAAGACGTACATGGGCGAGGTGATCCGCGTCGTGTTCCAGACCAACCCGGCCACCGCGCCGTTCGTACCCCCACCACCACGAAGGAACTGCAAGCATGAATAACGATTTCACCACGATCAGCACCGAAGCCCTGCGCCGACTGGGCGTCGAGTCCGCTTTTGCCCATGGCGCCAAGATCGAGTGTCGAGTAATTGGTGCCGAAAATTGGGTGCCGCGTTTGCGCACGGTGTGGGATTGGCACACGTGCGACTATCGCGTCGCCGAGCCTGTCGGACCGCCCAAGCGCACCAAGGCGGAGCTGCTGAAGCAGATCCACGCGCTGATTGACGAACTGGCCACGGTGACCGCGTGAGGTCCGTGACCCGACAGTTCGAGGACGCGCTGGCCAAAGTCGTCTTTCCCGCCGACATCAAGCGCGCCGAGTTACGCACGCTGTGCCGGGCCATGTTCGATGCCGGCCGTCGCAGTCTGCGCAATGAGAAACACCGACAAGCCGTCGCGGCCCGCGCGGCTCACTGCAAGGAAGTCACGTCATGAGGCACAATCGAAACACATTCTTCTCTGAGCTTTCGCCGCTCGCTGCGCGTCTGACCGAGCTCAGAGATAACACGCCACCCATACCATCGACGTGTAAAAACGTTCCGGCGCTTATGGCGAAGCGCGCGGCTAAATTGGCGCGTCGAGCAGCGCGTGCCCGCAAGGACACAGACATATGACCCGATTCAACCGCGACCGCTATCCGTTTCATCGGCAGGGCGACTGCCAGGGCTACACGCCACCGCCAGCCCTGCCGCACCGCCAGCACTGGCTGGTGACGATCGGCGTCGTGCTCGGCTGGGGTGTCATCCTGGCCGCCGGTGTCGGCGTCATGTTGCCGATCATCCGTTGGGCGATCGGTAGCCCGTAATTTCGACCACCACAAGGAACCGACACATGTCCAAGCTTGATGACACATTGGCCGAGCGCGGCTCACGCTATGGCGACTTCACTGATCATGCCCGTGTTGCGCAGCGGCTGCAGACAACCATGCGCGACGAGTCGGGCTGGCAGGCGTGCAGCGATGTGCAGCGCCAGGCGCTGACTGTCATCGCCGACAAAATCGCTCGTGTGCTCACCGGCGATCCGAACTACGCCGACAACTGGCACGACATTCAAGGCTACGCGAAGCTGGTTGAGGATCGGCTGCCTGTGGTGGGTGTGGACTTTGCAAAGATCGAAAGCGCCGCGGACGGTTGGATCGAGTGGGAAGGCGGCGAGTGCCCCGTGCCGGGTGGCACGCGCGTCGAAGCACGATTTCGCAATGGTGTCAAAGGGGTCAATGACGCTTTCTGTTGGGACTGGGGCCAGGCCAGCTTTGACTATGACATCGTCGCCTATCGCATCGTCAAAGGCTGACAAACGCTTACACTTACGCTAAACTCTGACGCTCACCACCACACAAGGATCGACCATGGGAAAGCTGGTCCCGCGCTGGTATCAGGCCGACGCGCTTGATGCCGTCATGGCTGCGCTGAACACGGCTAGTAACGTGCATCCGGTGGCGGCGATCGTCACCGGCGGCGGTAAGGCGCTGCTGGTCGCCATGCTGATGGAAGCGATCAATCTGCAATGGCCCGGGGCTCGGGTGATGAACCTGGCCCCGTCGATGGAACTGGTCAAGCAGAACACCGACGAGGCGGTCGGCTATCTGCCGGCGTCGTTGGTCTCGCGCATCGGCGTGTACTGCGCCGGGCTGCGCATGAAGGATCGCCTGTCGCAGTTCATCTTCGGCACGCCGCAGTCCGTCACCCGGCAGGCCAAACGTTTCGGCAAGATCGACTTCGTGATCGTCGATGAGGCGCACGCGTTCAACGTCAACATGAAGACGGCGCGGAAGATTGTCGACGAACTGACCGCCGCGAACCCGCATGTGCGATTCATCGCCTTGACTGCAACGCCTTTCATGATGAAGGGACTGAAAGTCGTGCCACTGACCCAGTGTGGGCTCTTCAATGCTAAGGTGTACGACCTGACCAGCGGACGGAACTACAACCGTCTGACCCGCGAAGGTTACATCGCCCAAGTTGTCGCGCCGACGATCCGCTTTCCGCAGATCGACACCGAGGGCGTGAAGACCAAAGGCGGCGACTTCGACGACGCCGAGCTCGCCAAACGCGCGATGGAAGTCACGCAGCAGTGTGTCGAGGTGGCACTCGAACACACGCAGGGCCGCAAGCATCTGATGTGGTTCGCGGTGAATGTCGAGCACGCTCGGATGATCCAGGCGGCA